ACTTCTTCTGGATTCTGGATTCTGGATTCTGGATTCTGGATTGGATTACGGGCGCATTTGCTTTCACCTGCTTGCAATTGATTGCAATTGATTTCAGATGTAATCAATCCGTCAGCAGGTGCCGGGAATTTGCTTACTTTGTTCCTCACCGTCTGGTGTTCGCTCCAGTTCGGAAAACATAGGTACGGTTCTCCGTCAACTTCATAGAGGATCACAGAGCCTATGGTCGCCAATTCTGCAAGCGTCTTACTGATCGTTCCCTCAGTCACACCTTTTCTGCGGGGGAATACAAAGCCTTTGAGCAATTCCGGGTCTGCGCTGCCGCGCCCATAATCATCAACGTAGGTGATCAGGTACGCCCACAACCGGAATTGGAAATCCGACATTGCATTGATGCTTTTGCTCGTCCTGATGCTATCCTTGATGATCCTGTTCGGCATTCGCCCACCGCCTTAGAACGGGAAGTCCCCAGCATCCTCGATCTCGCTGAAACCGCCCTGCGGTTCGCTCTGCGCCGTTTCCCCGCCGTCCCGCTTGGAATCGCCAAAGTACACGCTGTCTGCCACAATCTCGGCGCTGCGGCGTTTATTGCCGTCCTTGTCCGTCCAGTCACGGATCTGCAAGCGGCCCTCCACTACGGCCATGCGGCCCTTAGAGAAATACTTGCTCACAAATTCTGCGGTGTTGCGCCATGCCACCACGTCGATGAAATCCGTTTCCTTCTCGCCGGATTGGGACTTAAAATCCCGGTCCACCGCCACGGTGAAGGATGCCACCGCCGTGCCGCTGTTGGTGCGGCGCAATTCAGGGTCACGGGTCATCCGGCCCATCACAATAATTCTGTTCAGCATGAAATAGCTCCCTTTCTGTAAATCATGTCCTCCCGGTTCCAATCCGGGTAAAATGCTTTCATGTGCGCCACCAGCCGCACATAGATGCGCTCGCGGTCTCGTAATGGCCCCTCGTCAAACAGGCGATGGCAACGGGGGCAGAGGGTTGCAATGTTCTGCTCAATTCCTCTGCCGCCCTGCGAACGTCGTACCACATGGGCCACCGGCGCGCCTGCGGGAGACCCGCAGATCACGCACTGGTGATTGTCCCGCGCCCATACAACAACCTTCACGGATTGCGGAATGGACGTGGCCTTTGTCATTTTGTGCATCCCCATTCCTCCATCATCCCTGCCAGCTTGTCCGGAGGCAGGGTCTCAATACCTTGCTCCACACAGTCCTGCACCGCCATATCGATCAAATGTGACATTTGCCGGGTGTTGTAGGTGCTGGAGCCGTAATACAAAATCACGTTGGTGCAGCCGGGGATCCTGCTTGCCATGGTATCCGTCTGCCAGCCAAGCCCATTGTGTTCCCACCCGTTCCGCAGCTTTTCCACGGCTGAATCGATCACGCAGACCATTTCATGATTGCCGCCGATCTCCCGAATGTATCTCCGGTAAATATCCGTCTTGGGAATCCGCAGCTTTTCAGCCAGCCGGTCAACCAGAACCCAGAAGTACGCATTCGCGTCGAGGCTCCGCTTCTCCCGGTGTTCTTTGATCTCCACGTCATAGACTTGACCCTCTTTCAGTGCGTCAAGCACCTGTCGCGCCTTGTTGGTCTGGACGCACAACCAATCACCGGTGGCATCCATCGTCCAGCGGAACGCCTTGGTGTTAACCAGTTGCATAAAATTCCTCCATGCTGGGCCAATGCCCTGTCCGCAAGCATCTTGCCAAATACCGAAGCCTTGGCAAATACGCGTCTCTCACCCAACACTCATCATACTGGACTTCATGGCTGGATAATCGCCGGGTGTCCACTGCCAAAAAGTAATTCTGCATTTCGGCCTCAGTCAAACGGTATGCCACAATGTTGCATCGCTTCCGATGTCTCCAAAAACCGTAGCCGCTGGCAAACATTTCAACCTGGCATTGTTGCCAATATGCTTTGCTGACCTTAAATACCGGTTTCCCGTAGGTTTTTACCTCAATGATCGTATCCGGAAACTCGCCGTCATAATTTACCCGCAGCCGATATCGCCGTATGCGAATCTGCTTGTCCATAGTTCTTACGCCAATTGCTGACAAGATGCGATGCTCATATGCCGTTCCGGCCTGCATGGCGGGCGTCGTAAAGTGTTCTTTACGAATCCCTATTTTTTGCAGCCACCAGCGGCGGAATGTTTCCGTGTCCCACCGACCCATGATGATTGCTGTGTCTGATGCCCCAAACCATCCGCTCCGGTCATGGTTGTGGATCATAGCCGCATCACAGCCTTTTCCAGCTTATCAATCGTTGCGAAATATCCAAGCATTGTGCCTAACTGTTTTTCGTTGATATTCAATGCGTGCAGCAGATCTTTGTGGTCAAGACCCCGCTGCTCTTTTGCCGTAATGAGCCGTTCCAGTCTCTCCTTGATGGCCCAGATGCTATGACGGCTCAAATCATCCTCGCCGTCATCCGCATCGGATTCCGCCCATAAGTCAAATCCAAGACCGGTTCTGATGGCAACGCCCTTCACAAATGCTCTGGCAAGGGCATTGTTGATCCGCAGCTGGTTCAGAGTGTCAGTGTAAACCACCAGGGATCCATTCAGCAGCGGCGTATCGTATACAAATTCCAAATCATCAATGTGGATCAACACCCGCACAAACCAGCATTCCGTATCGCGCCCTTTGCTGGTGGACACTTTTGCTTGGGGCCAAAGATAAGTGTGAGTGGTTGGGCACTCCACCGGCGCATACCACACATCATTTGCTCCGTTTTCGTGCAGCAGCTTCACACATTTGCCCCAACTCAAATACGGGACTTTGATTGTCTTGCCGTTTTCGTCTTTGGCATCCCGCGTATCGCATTGTGGACGCACATCGATTTTAATTAACTCGTTAAATGATTTCAGTGCCATTTTCTTTCCTCCTATATCTCGCAAACCGCACAGTCTCGCCATAGCGGTTCTTCTGTGTGACCGTCTCCACGTCCAGCGCCACGCCGTCCCGCCGCAAGTCAGAGACCCGCGCCGTGAAATTGGCGATGCCGCACTCGCTCATGGCCTCGGCCCGTGTGATACTGCCGTGTTCATCCAGATACTTCAAGATCCGCTCACACTGGTTCATATCAGCCCTCCGGGATGTCGATAATTGCGATCCCCATGGCCCGTGCCACGGCTTCCGGATCGCTGTCAACCTCATCCTTGAGCCAATCCTTCGCGCACTCCGGGCAGTAGCACTCGCCGTTGATCAAAAACCCCGGAGCCACATCGTCAAACGCATTGGGGTTCATGACGATGGAACATCTCGCGCACACTGGATAAATTTTCATTTCCACGCATCCCCTCTCTTCCACGCCTTCGTGGCGTTGGATTGCTGGGCGTAACCCGCTGTGATCGCGCCGCAGGTGGCACATCGTACATAGTGCTTAAACGGCGCGTCCGTGGACTGCACACGCTCACCGCTGTCCATCCCGCACACCGGGCAAAGATCCAGCGGATGGCGCTCATGCCGGTTCGCTCTGTTCATCGCGCGCTCACCACCATGTACGCAATGGTGATCAGCAGCAGGGTCAGAAAACTCATAAAGCCAATCCATGCGGAGGCATCCGCCTTCCGCTGCTCTCTGGTGCGCCGGTCATGCTTTCTCATGTGGATTCCCTCCTTCGATGAAATCTACAATCTTGAATACCCAAGTGGCCGCATAGGTCACGCCCAGGATCATAAAAAACAGGTTCCAGCTCATTGTTTGATGTCCCCCTCTTTGGTGTAAACACCGTCAAACTCAAGGCCATGCTCCCTCGACCAGATCTTGCCGAACTCCGTCATGATCTTCACCGGGTCAGGCGGAGACACCCAGATCACCCGGTATTCGATTTTTCGTTTCTTCGCCATTGCCTTTTCCTTTCCCCTGTGCTAAAATAGCCACAGGACACATATCTGAACCTAAGATTTGTTCCGCCGCCCTGCCCGGTCTGCTACACCGGGCGGGGCATTTTTTATTCCCCATCGCTGGATTCGAACAGTTCGTCCACCGTCACGCCGTACATCCTCGCCAGCTTCTTGTGGTACTTCCGTGCCGGTCGCCAGTCTCCCAGTTCCCAATGCGTCACACAGGACAAGTCCACATTCAGTTTCTTTGCTACCTGTGCACGGGTCAGGTTGGAACGTTCTCGAAGTTCCTTCAATGCCAAGTCATGTGCCCTCCTTTCGGTGTGAGAATTCATTGACTGCGGCAGAAATATGTGGTATGGTAAGCATGGGAGTTAAACTACGCGCCAAATGGCGTACTCTGTTGCAGAGGGGTATTCCATTTAGCAAACGAGTTCGCTTCCAACCGCCCCGAAGTTTGTTGCAGAGACTTCTGGGCGGTTTTTTATCTCTGCCGCAGTCAATACCCGCCGAAACCTCATGAATGTGAGAAATCACGCTTGACACGACCCGGAAAGCGTATTACAATGAAATCGCCAAAAGACATTGCAAAAGCCGCTTTTATGGGGGCTGGTTTTCGTGTACCCTTTTCCGGTGGGCTTAGGTATATGATACCTCACAATATTTAACTTTGCAATAGGCAAATGTGACAAATCTGAGGTTTATTTATGGACATTGTGTTGGAGCGCATATTGAGCCTTATTCCAAAGGATCCAGATGGGAAATATGTGCATGGCGCAAAAACGAAATTTGCAAAGAAAATTGGGTACAACGATGGTGCAATCGTTGCTATGTGGGAGAACGGAAGCAGCATTTCGTACAATAAAAAGCTGTACCAGATAGCTGACCAATACCACGTATCCGTTGAATGGCTCCAGGGCAAAACGGAAGATAAGAGCATAAAAGAAACCCCCGCCACAGAGGGCGAGGGCTTGAGCGCAGCGCGGCAAAAACTATATGACGCTATTGCGAATTTGACCGATGAACAATGCACCAAACTTTTAGGTGTCGTGGAATGGGCAAAGGAAAACAAGTGACGTATGGAAAAGACCGCTTATAAAATTTTGAAAAAGCTATATAATTCTGAATCAATAAGTATAGACGAAATAAACCAGCTGACTAAAAAAGACGATTCCAAACCGATTGAACCTAACCAGCCCAACAAGTATGTTACTTATCTCAAAATGGATGAGATGGTAACGATATTTGATGAGGGTGGAACCGCAGACGGCGCGGGAGGAAGCGTTGATGCAACAGAATTTGTTCGCATCACTTTAGCCGGTCGGGATTATATCGAGAAACAGTGGAAAGAGCTTTTTATGTTCTGGATTCCTTACGCTATTACGACTGCCATTGCTGTAGCAGCGCTTCTCGGATAGATTCAACCTTTTCTGCTGTTAGCTCGCTCGGTTCATACTCTTTGCAAGGATTATCTTTCCCGCATCCAAGGATATAATATCCATTCCTAATGGTGTACCGTCCTACAACATACTTGCATCCAGCGCAAGCAAGGCTTTTGCACTGTGGGAGAGCAGCCTTATCAATAATGGCAGATCGGCGCGTCTTCTCTTGCTCTGCCGCAAGTTGTTCTTTGAGTTTGCGGTTTTCTTCCCGCAGATCATTTAATTCTCTTCTTGCAATAAACATTCCAACCTCCATAAAACATATTCCACCTGACTGTCAGTAAGTGATAGCACCTCAGATTTTAGGCGCTCTCTAATAAGAATAGCATGGTTTTCTTCTTCGCACAACATTTTGTGTCCCTCCAAATAATTATAGTAACGGGGCTATATGTCGATTATTGCACTTTGTGCAGTCGAAAATATAAGAAAATGGAGAGTTGAAATGAAAAAGTTTTTGCTTATCGCGCTGTCTTCGGTTCTTGCCCTCGGCATGTTAACCGCCTGCGGGGAAACGAATCAGGCCGAGCCAGAAAACGAGCCGGTAACTCCACCCGATCTCGTTGGAGAGTGGAAGCAGACAAACAGCAATGCAGATGACGCATGGCAGGCCGCTACCATTGCCGGAGATGCCATTGAGGTGTATTGGGTATCTGATAACGGAGAAACCAAAGCCCTCTATTGGGCTGGTTCTTTCGATGCCCCTACCACGGCGGATGAGCCGTACACCTGGGAATCGGAAAATGATAAAGATCAGACCGATATGGCAATTCTCGCCAGCGGCGATGACACGAAGACGTTTACCTATCAGGATGGCGTAATCAGTTACGAAGTGTCTGCCATGGGAGTTACGCAGACCGTAAAACTTGAGAAGCAATAAGTAACTAAAGGCCCCGCCGCCCTCTGCAACAAACGGCGGGGCCTTTTTGCAGCCAGCGGGGAGCGACCGCCGCTGCTTGATTTGACCTTATCACGTTTTACCTTACTACTTCAATACCAAGACTTTGCAACATGACAGCATTCGACAGGCCCACTTTTGGCAAACTTATTGCTCAAAAAACGAAGAAATTAAGGTGATGTAAATGAACATCCAAGAAGTGTGCAGAATCCGTAAAGAAGAATTGAAACTGACCTATCAGGACATTTCCGATATTTCCGGCGTTCCGTTGTCCACCGTTCAGAACTATTTTTCTAAATTGTCGAAAGCTCCATCTTTTTATACCGTTGTTGCAATCTGTAAAGCTCTTGGCATTTCGATCGATAAGACGTGTGAAATCATAGAACACTTAACGCCGACTGAGGAAACCTTACAAGCGCGGAATGATGAGTTGGAACGCCATGTTGACGCGAAAGCGGACATGATTGAGATCATGCGGCGCGGTGTCCGTATCCGCAACAACGTGATTGCTATAATGTTTGTCATTATCGTTCTGCTGGCTGTATGGTGCTTGTACATTGATTGGAGGGGGATTTGATGAGAGCGGCACTATATATCCGCGTATCTACGGAAGAACAGGCACGGAACGGCCTGTCATTGGGGGATCAGCGGGAATCCTTGTTGGCGTATGCCGCAGACAACGGTATGGAGGTTGTCGGCGTATACGAGGATGCTGGAATATCCGCAAGAAAACCATACAAGCAGCGACCAGCACTTCTGCGCTTATTGGCAGATTGCAAGGGCGGGAAGATCGACACGATTTTATTTGTCAAGCTGGACCGTTGGTTCCGCAGTGTGGCCGGATACTACGCCGTTCAGGAAGAATTAGACCGCTGCCACGTCACATGGCAGGCCACGCGGGAAGATTACGAAACTCGCACGGCATCCGGGCGGCTAAAGGTGAATATCATGCTGTCGGTAGCGCAGGACGAAGCTGACCGCACCAGCGAGCGAATCAAGGCCATTAACGAAGGCAAGCGATTGAAGGGCCAGCCTACCACATGGAGAACACCCATCGGTATCTGCGTGAAAGACCGGCACTACGCCATTGATGAAGAAACCGCAGATGCGGCGCGAGATATGTTCCCTGCCTTTATACGGCTGCAAAGCATCCTTGCCTTAAGGCGGTATATGGCAACGGAGTGGGGGATCAAGCGCTCGTACAACAAATACAAGGATGCTTTGTCGAATCGATTGTACTTAGGCGAGGCGTTCGGCGTGGAAAACGTATTGCCCTCGCTTGTCGATCAAGAAACCTTTAACCTTGCCGGAAGAATCCTGGAACAGCGAAGCCAGCGGAACGCCAGTGCGGACCGGATATATTTGTTTACCGGGATTCTCCGCTGCCGGGAGTGTGGGAGAAACATGCAGCCGGAGACTGTAAAGAAAGTATACAAGTACTACCGATGCAGAACGCACACACTTGACCCAGCCGACTGTCCGCACATTCTCAGAATCCGAGAAGATGTGCTGGAGGATTACCTTTTGCGGGAATTTGAGGGGATCGCAAAAAAGTATTACTCCAAATCAAAAACCGCAGAAAAAAAGCCGCCCAAAACGGCGGAGCAAATCAAGCGGAAAATGCAAAAACTAAAAGACCTGTATCTTTCGGATTTGATTGAAATCGAAGAATACAAAAAGGACTACACGGAATTGAAACAGCAGCTTGCGGCAATAAACCCCGAGCCTATAAAAGAATTTGATCTTGAAACCTTACGGCGGGAATTGAAGGAATATCCTGATTTAGACCGGCAGGCAAAAAAGGAATTTTGGGTACGCACGATCCAGCGCATCGACGCAGACAATGACGGTGCGTTTTTTGTAACGCCCAGTTAGTTTTATTTTCATGTCACAACGCCTACGTCAAAATATAACTAACCCCCCGGCATTTGCCGAGGGGGTTAAGTTTAGCTTTCCAATTTCCGCATGACGCTATTGTAAACCCGCTCATTGACCACTTTCAAGCTGTCCATCAGCTCGTCCATGACCTCCCACGCACGGGCTGGGTCAACGTTGGACACTGCCCGGAGGAATTCGCTGTCAGGTGCGGGAGCCGCAGAATACGCCTCGATCATGCGAGATTCCCTCACCGGCGCCCGGTTCTGGTTTTGGATGGTATACAGCGCCGCCAGCTTTTCGTAGTTTGACCAACTGGATTCTTCCGTCTCTAACCGCTTGATCCATAGCGCCACTTCTCGATCGTCAATCATTGGGGCCTACCCCCTTATTCCTCCATCATGTCCATTGCACGGCGCAGGGCATCCTTGATGCGGTCATCGTCGGTCTCGCGCATCATATCGTTGATCTGGCTGCGCAGATGCTCAGTTGCGTCCGTGCGGCTGTAATGACCTCGGACGTAATGCCGACGGGCATAGGAGCTGCCACGGCTGTAGCCGCGCATATCATCGTCCAGATAGCGCCCGGAATATCCACGCTCGTCCATCGCCTCGATCTTGTCGATGTTTTTGATGGTATCCGTCAGCTTGTGGGCAATGTCCAGATCCCCGGCGCCCAGCTCGCCCTTGCGGATCAGCTCGTCAAGTTCCTTGCAGAGCATATCCCGCAGTTCATACATAGATTTCATTCCCATTGTGTTCTCCTTTCTCAGCAAACTCTGGTAATGATAAGGTTCGCGTTGCTCACGTCAATGTCCTCGCCACTAACGTTGCGGATGGACAGCGATGCGCAGCAGCCCTTTGTAACGTCAACGTACTCGGACGCCGCCACGTTAAAAAATGCCCCCGCAACCGTGGGCGTCACCGTCGCAACGGAGGACGGGAGCGGCTCACCGTCAACCGCAATGGCAATGGAGATGGGACCGGGTGTCCCGCCGGTGCTTACGGCAATATTGCCGATAAAGTCCACCTTGTAGCGGACGCGGCACTGGGAGCAGTTACCACGGAGGTTAAACAGGCCGGAGCCTGCGCGGTGCGTCACAAGGCCCTTAGTGCAGGGAATCGGTGCTTCCGTAAAAAGCACGTTCTGGTTTGCCGCTACGGTCTGTGCGGCAATGGCAGTGTATTCAGGCATAGAAATCTCCTTTCATAAAATCAGCGGCAGGGCTACTGCCCCGCCGCTTTGTCATCAGTATCGGCACGGGGCCGAACATTTTGTTGGCGTCAACAAAACATTGCCAACAAAAAGCTACGCTATGCAGTTGTCAGCAGCCGCATCCGGCAAACTGGTTGCAGCAATAGGGGTTCTGCACCGTGTAGGCCGGAATGGGAGAAGGCCGGAGCTGGGACACCAGATAGCTGTTCTGTGCCGCCTGAGATGCGGCCAGCTTCAAGCCCTGGTTCTCGCTCTGGAGATCCTGCAGCTTGCTCTGGGTCAGGAAATCCAAAATGGCGCGGCTGTTGCTGTTGGCATTGTCGATAATGTCCCGGGTGGCGTTCTGCACCGTGTTCCGGGTATCGCACGCCTGCGCGGCCATGTCATAGCGCACGCCCTCGATGCTGCGCTGGGTGTTGCAGCAGCACTCAGCGGCCTGCATCTGCATGGCAGTCAACTGCTGCATGAGAGCCGCCTGCTGGTTACTGCGGGAAAGCTCAGCCTGCCCAAAGCCGTTTGCCATCGCCATGTTGGTGCCGTTGATAAGCTGCGCCTGCTGGTAAAATCCGTCGCAAAGACCCTGATTTACACTGTCGATCTTGCGCTCGACATTGGCAAAATCAGAGGTCAGGACATAACCGTCCATCACGCCGTTGCCGCCGCCACCGAAACCGAAGCCGTTACCCCAGCCGCCGAACGCAGCGAAAATGAGGAACAGCACGATCCACCATGCGCCATCGCCGCCCCAGCCGAAGCCGTTACCGTTTCCGGTGTTGGCAGGAGCCACAGGCATAGTCAGCATGGTGCCGTCAGAGGAAAGAGACATAGTATCACTCCTTTTGAAAAAATATTTATATCAAACCGTGGCCACGATTTTGATTACTTGAAAAGCCCCTGAAATTGGTTTGCCATTGACTGTATCTTGTTCAACTGATCTTGTGAGATTTTGCCGCTTTGCAGCATCTTCTCCACTTCCGCTTTTGGGTCGCCTTTAAAACTTGCCTTGAACTGCTTGAACTGCTGTAAAAGCTGAGGAAAGCCGCTCATCGACCCCGGCATCTGTCCGCCACCTAACGCATTGAAAAACGGATTGTTACTCATCGTCCTCTTCCTCCTCTACCTTGCGCTTCTTCTTGCCCTTCAATTCGCCCACAAGCGCCGCTAGTGCGTCGAATTCTTTTCTGGTGACACAAACTCCACGCCCTTTTCCTGCGTGGCTGTACGGGGCGTTTCTGTGCGTTCTACGAGGTCATAAATCGTGAGGGACGGTTTACCGCTGGCATCCGCCTTCTTGAGGTACACCGTAGGCGCGGAGCTGTCCCACAAAGCCACGGCGGCATTGGGTGCAATCATCCAGTTCCGGGCCTCCTGTTCGCCGCTGACCCACTGCACACCGCTCTGCGCCACCGGATTCTGAGGGGGCTGTGGTGCCATCATTGGAGGCATCTGCTGTTGACGGAGTTGTGCCAGATTATCCGGCATGGGCTGTGCATAATAAGGGTTTTGCCATCCGTAAGGTGTGTAAGCCATTTTAGTCATCCTCCTTGACCCAGTAATACAAGATGTTCTCGTTGCTGCTGTCCCAGCTGTCCCAGATCATGCCGTCGCAGACGCAGACCACATGGCCGGACAGAGCCAGAATATAGGTGCCTTTTGGGTGATCCTCCGCAAATTGGCCCACCGTGTAGCAGTCTGGGCAGGTGTCCGGCACGATGTACCGCCGATATCCGATGCTGCGGAGATACCGCCCCCAACAGGCGTTTGCCGACGGCATATCCCCGTCCAGATACCCTTGGATACAGAGCCGCAAATAAATTTCGCCCCAATCCATCCCGGTAGCCTTGACGATTGCCCGCACGGTGCAGTCCCCTACATTTTTCCCGCAGGGGTTGGGGTTGAAATGGTTATACATACTCCCTCCGGTCATCGTATAAAAGCTCAATCATGCGCACACAGCGTTCCAGCTCCGCTGGATCGGTCTGCGCTATGATCTCTCGCGCCAACTCCGCCGGATACCCGCAGGCCAAAAGCCGCTCGTACATTGTGTGCGCCTCCTTTACACGTATATGATACAAAAAATCCGGACAGCCAAACTGCCCGGAAACTGCCTGTATTCTGCCCTCAAACTGCCATAAAAATATTTTGAGAAATTCGGTTTAACCTATTGACAATAGGTTAAACCTATTGTATATTATAGGTACAGTAAAGGAAAGGGGTACGCGAAAATGTGGAAGGAAGGTAGCATCAAGGTCAACGGCGAGAGTTTTCACTACTGGATGAAGCAATACGATGAAGGTTCTAAATGGGGAATTGATGGAGGTCGCATTTCCAAGCTGATGCTCAAGCGGAACGGCGAAATTGTTTGCAACTATGACAGAGGTTGGGACATAGAACCCGCCGACGAGAACACCCGTATTGCCACGGAGCATCTGATCCGCAGCGACAAAGGAGAATGAAAATGAAAACCATCTACATCAAGATTTCCGGCTATGATACTTTTTACAAGGCCGTTTTTTCCGTGCGTAAATCCAACAAGGGAAACCGCATCGCCCATCTGGAAGAAAAAACCGAGATTTCCAAAGCCGCATATTACAAGATCCCTGCCGAAAATCGCGCGATTTTTAGCGGTGACATTAACCGGGACATCAACGAAATCGGGAACACTGCGCTGCTGGATCTGATCGAAGCACAGGAGGGGGCCTGAATGCCGGATAGCGAAGCGAAACGCCAGTGGATGTCGCAAAACACCACCTTCATCGGGCTAAAGCTCAACAACAACACCGATGCCGACATCCTCGCCGCGCTGGAAGGCAAGGCCCGCCAGACGGAGATCAAGCGGCTCATCAGAAAAGGTCTGGAGGTGGAGCGGAATGACGCGTGAGCGAACAAAGCGGATGCCTGACGGGAAGATCTATCACTATATCATGTCAGATGCCGCCGTTGAGAAAGAGGACCAGGCGAAAAAGCGGTGGCGTGCTGAGAACTATACCAGACTAACGGCTGACATCCCTAAAGAAATGATGCAGCAGATCTCCGATGCCGCCGCCAGCAGAAGAATTTCTAAGCGTCAATTCATTATCGAAGCGCTCGAAAATGAGCTGGAAAGATAGAGGAAAGCCGTGTCCGATTCGGACACGGCTTTCCTCATCCCTGCATATCATCCGCGATCTTGGCGTAGGCACGCCGCCGGATCTTGGCAAGGCCGTCCACGCTGACGTGGAGCAACGCCGCCGCCTGTAGACAGCTCTGGCCGTGGACGTCCACCGCCAGCACCGCCGTCTCCTCGTCAGGCGGCAAGCCTACCAGCCGGACGGCCTGCGCCGCCCGGGCCGGGGCCATGGATGACAACAGCGCCCGGATCTCTCGGTTTGTTTTTTCCATGGGTTTTCCAGACTTGCAGAGCGCGTTCCCGCGTGGATGTTGCCATCTTCTGGCCCTCCTTTCAGATGTTTAGCTCGTCCAGTCGGAGCGTTTCTCCCGCACGTCGATGTGGGTAAAGCCCTTCTTGGCGTAGATGCCTACGCCGCCCCAGTCCGGCATCAGCTGTCGGGCGAAGGTCGCCACCGTCTCCGGTTTCTGGCCGCTGACGGAAATATCCGCCGCCATGCCATAGCAGTGCTGGCTGTGGGCCGCACCGTTCACCTTGGCATTGTACTGCGGCGTTCTGTACCCGCTGTGGATGACCACCGGAGCGTCGAAGTGGGCGCGGATGGTTTCCAACACCATCACCAGCCGGGGAGCCACCAAAACAGCGTCACTGCCGTCTCCACATGCAAACTCCCGCACCTTAAAATGGGCGGAGAGCTGCTTGCCCCCGGAGGCGGCTTTGCTGTAAGCGTGGATCTCAACCATTTTTGTCCCCCCAAATCTGATACAGCGCCCGGACCATGTCGGCCCGTGTCACGGTCTCCCCGGCGTTGGCGTCCGTCAGCAGGCCGTAAGCCTTGCCCCATACGAGGGCTTGATCTTCCACCTTGGCCGACCGCTCCCAGAACAGCAGCAGCGTGGGCACCTTTCGGCTGCTGACCACCTTCCCGCCGGGAAAAATGCCCTGCGTGGAGCCGCCGCCGTCCAGCATGAGGGCGTCCACCACGCCCAGCCCCAGCAGCTTATTCTGGAGCTGCTCACGGGTCAGGCTGGTCTTGTCGCACCACAGGCATACCTTGCCGTTGGGCATCCAGCCCACCGCCGTCCGGGCAGCAGGCCGGGCCACGTCGGCGGTCAGGCCCCGGTAGAGCTTGGACCCGCCCTTGAGGATCGGGACGCCGGAGAGGAAAGATCCTCCCCGGTCCGTTAGCATCTGCGGTTTGCCGTCACTGCCAATGGACACGCCCCAGTCCTGGTATTTGTCCCGGCTGATGACCTTGCCGTCGATCACCGTCCAGCCCACCGGCTGAAACTTGCCGTTGAACAGATAGCCGTTAATGATGTGGGTGCAGCCGGTCTTGGCCTTGATCTGCGCCGGGGTCAGCTTGCCGGTGTTGTGGTAGATCTGCGCACGGGCGCAGTCAAACGTATCAACCATTGATTCTCACGGCCTTGGTGGCGTGACCGTCCTCGTCAAAGGTAATGCGGTAATGGCCTTCCGGGACCCAGACCTCCTCCTCGGTGTTGGCCTTGGCAGGGTCACGCCGCATGTAGTCATGCAGGTGCTTCACGTCCTCCGGCTCCTTCTCCGCAGGGATGAAGCCCTCGGCCATCTCCTTGTCGCTCCAACCGGCCACGCCGCCGTCCGGGTTCAGGTGGAAGTTGGCACCGGCCTCCTTCAGCTCCGCGTTAATGGTCTCCACGGTCTTGCCGTTCTTCTTGCCCTCGTTGATGATGTTCTCGTAGATCTTTTCCATGGTATGTACCCCTTTCAAATTTTTCGGTTGATTCTCCAACCGTTTTCAACTGTTCTTGTCCTCGGCCACCCGCTGGGTGCCGAAGTAGAATGCGATGACCGTGGTGAAGATGGTCAAAAACTCCGTCCCGGTAATATCCCCACGCAGCGCCAGCACCGCGAAGATTACCGTCAGGGTGATGGTCACCAGAGACTTCACCGCAAGCAGATTGCCCAGCCGTTTTTTGATGTTTTCCATAGCGTTCTCCTTTCAGCGTTCACTGATATGCTCCAGATCCTCGATCCGGTGGTTGATTACCTTGATCTGTTCCTCGATTACCGGCACCCGCTGGGCGAAGCTGTTGTGTTCCCGCACCTCGCGGGTCAGCTCGTCTAATTTGGTGTCGGTGATCGCCTGCTGTTTGCCGTTGGCGATGAGCACGCCCATCAGCGTCAGCCCCCCTGTAATGAGGGCGCAGATTATCGTCTCCGTCATAACACACTCCTTAAAAAGTTGCAGTTTTAAGGCGTCTACATGCTTTCCGATCAAAAAAAGCCGCCTTGTCATCCTTGACAAAGCGGCGTGGGCATGTATATAATAGGGCCAGTAAGGACGGCTCACTTTGGTCGGTGCAGGTCGTTCCCCAACAGATTTAGAATCCGTAGAAAAGCCGCTGCCGATTTAGGTGGCGGTTATTTCTTTAGGTCAACGCCTAATTTGATAGCCGCAATCACAAGCATAAGTAACGCGATGGTTTCTGCTGTGCTCATGCGGTCACCCCCCTTTACGGGGGAACAACCGTACCGTTCTTACTGGCGAACCCCATCATACACGATTCGCCTTGCTTTGTCAATTTTCTGCGCCGCCCACTGGGCGGCTTTTCTTATGTGCGCGCCTCACCCCCTGTTTTACACAGAACGCGTCGGAAGCCCTGTGGGGCCTGCCGGAGGATTGACCTCCGGCTTTTTTAAAAGCAGAAGGCAAAAGATATGCAATACACATCATTCGCACTGATGTAGTCGGCGAGGCCGCTGTTGCTGACCGCGCAGAAACTCGTGTAGTTGCCAATGCGTGGAGAGCGCTGCCACCAGTAGTTCGCGCTACCGTTGTAATTCTTCACCTTGCTGTTGCCTGCCTTATAGTAGGCGTATTGTGTGCCCTCGCCGCTTGCAGAATAGGTGATGTTACCAAAAATCTCGATCTCGCTCAGCAGGAATAGCTTGTCCGCCGTGGTGCTGATGGTGGTGCTCCGGGAACCCTCCGAGGTTAGCTTATTCACCTCTTGGATGCCGTTCTGTACCTCCGTTGGCATCAGCGCCAGAATGGCGGGCAGGTGTGTGCTTCGCATGTCACAGCTCGTCCAGCCGCCGCTGTTGGTGTTGCCACCGTTCATCATCTTTCTGTCCGCGTAGCAGTCATGCAGCTGGAAGGTCAGGGGAGCTTTCCCGGAACCGTCGGCATAGTCATCGTGCCCCTTTCCGATAATGTCGATAGCATACGCCGTCCCATTGATCGTCATGGGCTTCTGGTTGCCCACCGCCCAAGTAGCGGGGACTTTGTTTTTGTGGCAAGCATCAATGATCTGCGCCCACGTATTATCCGCAAAGTTCGCCTTGTACGTCACCGGCGCCGTATGCACCTCGCCCTTCCGCAAAAATAAACAGTGTCCCATTAGGCAATCACCATCCCGTTTTTATTGACCGAGAGTGTAGAGGGAAGAATCAAAGCGGGGCGGATGCCGCGCGAGTTGACTGCGCTGCTGCTGAAGTAGTCGCCATTGGTATAGACGCCCCACACGGTGTCGGCATTGCTGGCGCGCGGGGAGCGGAGCCACCAGGCGGCGGCCGAGCCGTTCAGGTTCGCAATACGCTTGTTGTTGGCGGACGTGCCGGTCCCAGACGCAAAGTAGGACAACTTCGCGCTGTCCACCGGGAAATCTTCGCTGTCAAAGGTCGTGAAGCCAACCTCGTAGCCGCCTAACAAGAAAATCTTGCAGAGCAGGCCATTCGCACCGTTCTGATCCGAACCGCCAGAACCGCCGTTCTTGCGATACGGGATTTTCACCTGCTTGATCGCGTCTTTGATATTGCTCTCAAACAGGTTCAGGAACGTGTTGTTCAGGTAGGTGTGGATGTCGCTGCTTTCGTACTTGTTGATATTTCCGCTCTGCCAGACACGGTTCTCGTAGATGTTCTTCATCAACAGCCAAGTGCCGTTGCAGGAGCTGTCATACTGGATGGCATTAGTCGATAAAGGGGTACCCTGATTAACGATCAGAAAATCAGTTACGGTGCCATTCACGCTTAGTCTGACTGTGGAGCCAACTGCAAGTTCCGAAATAGGCGCTCCTACGGTTGGCTTGGTCATGCCCTTACTCGCCCCGCTCAAAATCACACGTCCCATCAGCTCACCTCCGCAACAATGGGGATCGCAACCGTGTTGGCATCCCCGAAGATGGTAAACTTGATGCCGCCGTTGTAGGTCTCGGCGTAGCCGTTGGTGATGCAGTTGAGATACTGGTTCTCCGCCTCCACGAAGGCCGCGTAATCGTCAGAAGTCCCTGCCCCCGTATAAACGTGGTCTACCAGTGCCGTGTTCTGTGCCGTTACCCCGGCGATGGCAACGCTCTGCGTCTTGACGCCGGTGTTTTCATCCTCCACCCACGTAGTCCCGATGGTGGCGGTGTAGGTCTTGACGGAGCTGATCTCCGGCAGCTGGCTTGCAGGCACCTTGCCGTCCGCTCCCAGCGACGCCGCGCCGATGTTGTCCCGGGCCTGATTTTTTTGATCGGAAGTCAGGTCCTGAGCAACATCGTATCGGACAGGTGCCACCGCGCCGCTGATCCGCTCCCCCGCCGCATTGTGGGCGGTGGCCCCGGAGAGCAGATTCTCCGGGGTCACGGTGTCCTGGGTCAGATCCAGCTTCGTCTCCCCGTTGATTTCCACTTTATTGACCGCCATACCATCACGCTCCCACCGCCAACGTCTGGCCGCCCGCCGCGTTGTCCGTGTAGGTGATGGGGATAGCCGCCACGGTCACCTGTGCCAGATAGTCATACTCCGCATCCGGGGTGATGATCTGCTGGGCCATAGTGGGGGTGACGTTCTTGTTGGGTTGGGCCTTGACGGCCTCGCCGCCATAAGTGCCCTCTACGCCAAGGATGGACACGCCCTGCTTGATGTTGCCGGGGATGATCTTTGCCTGTTCGTCCGCGTCGATCTGGGCCTTGCCGGAGCCGTCGTGAAAGCCCATGGGGATAGCGGGGGTTTCTGTTTTCACTGCAATGGTCAAGGTTTTGCTGCCCTGGTTGGGCATAGTGCCGGTGAGCTTTGCGCCCCGGGCATAAGCGGTCTTGCCGTCCAGCAGCTCCGCCGCTGCCGCCGTGGCGTCCTGGGTGTCGGCGTCAAAGGTGTTGGTTCCCACGATGGGGGCACCGCTTTTGTCGTGGGCCGTGACGTTCTTTTTCAGGTCCTCCGAAGTGATGGTGTCCCCGGTAAGGTCCAGCTTGACGTCATTGCCGATGATGACCTTGTTGATGTACTTATCCGCCATAATATTCGTCTCCCATAATCAAAGTATTTCCCCCGGCTTCGTTGGAAACCTCGTACTGGGGGATCTTCAGGACGGTAACATCGTCCTTCGTGGTCTTGCTTTTGGTGGGCAGGGTCACGGGGGTATAAATCTTAGGCGCGACCCGATAATCTCCGGTGTAAGGGTTCCCGCCCACGGCGGAAACGGAAACCTCAAAACTGACCTCTAACGCCGGACGAGGGGACAGGTCAAAGGTAATCATCACAGCACCGCCTTGCTGATGGCCCCGGCTACCTCCACCATCTGGATCATGGAGCCGACCACGTCCCCGCCGGTAAACTTCACCCGGACCTGCATGGGGCACATGGGCGGGAGCTTGAAGGTCTCCTGCTGGGTGATGGGGAAATGGAATTTCCCGTCAGAGTAAGTGACTTCCTCCGGGTAGCTGCGGGTGATGTTCAGCAACGTGACCTCCACCAGCTCCACGCCTTCCACGCTGAGGGGCTGGCCCTGATTTTGGATTGTAATATCAATGCTATACGCATCACCTTGTACCATCAGGACGTCACCTCCGTAGCGCTGACTGTGCCGGTATCGTCCACCGTCAGCTTGAATTTCTTCTTGCTTCCCACCGTGGAGGACGGGATAATGATCTCCCCATCGTCCACGCGCTTCAGCAGCTCGTCTGTTTTTTCGCCTGTGAAAATCATGGTGTAATAATCGTTCGGCATAGCGCACCTCCTTATACGATCATTCTGCGGTCGAGGGCGTCCAACAGGTCGCGGCCATCGCTTGTTCTCAATGCGCCGGACTGCACCGGCTTCGGTTTGCGGTAGTACAGGATGATGCAGCCATCTCCGCCGGGGCCGCCCTGTGCGCCGTTGCTGCCGGTGGTGCGGACGCTGCCCGGGTAGTTGTTGAGTGTGCCGCTCTTGCTGCCGCCGTAATAGGTGCGGCTCAGGCCCGTAGCGCCATCACCTCCACCACCGTAGCCGCCCCTGCCGCCTTTGCCGTATGCAGCGGGCTTTCTTGGGACCAGCGTTGCGTTGGCTCCGGGCACGGAGGCGCTGCCGCTGGCCTTTACGGTGATAGACGTTTTGGGCATTCCACTACGGGGGACACTTACAAGGCGGAATGTGCCAGCGGCATTTCCGGTTGTTCCGTTTGCACCGGCGGCAGCGCCGCTGCCGCAGTTGTACGTTACATCGCCGCCGCAATAGCCATCTTCCAAGTCGCCAGTGAAGCTTTGCTCATCGCCAACGCTGGGGAGCACAATGCCGTTATCGTTAACCTTTGTGGCACCACCCTCCCACACATGGCCGTCCTCATCCACAACGGATGTGGATTTCAGCGGGATATACCGGTCATTGTCCCCGTGATCCGGGTTCATGCCCGCGCCGTCACCACCGGCAATGCCCTGCTCGCCTTTCGCGGCGAACACCTCGCCGGTCACCGGGTCCGTGTAGCCAATCTCGGATACTGATCCAAAATCGCTGTCAAGACTGCCGAAGGTGGTCTTTGTCCCTTCTGCTCCCGGCGTGTTGGGCGTGTTGGCCCAGTTGTTCGCGTCAAACGCCGCGCCAAACCCGCCAACACCGCAGGCGAAGGAAAACTTCTGCGCGGGATTTACGTCAAACGTCGCTTGCAAAATTTTGCCGCCGGAGCCGGGATCGCCGCCCTTGCCGCCCTTGCCGCCCAGCGCCCACTTGTCCGTGTTGTGCTGGAGCAGCGATCCAAGGATCGTTTCCGTGTAGCTTTCCGTTTTGACCTCCGCCGGATTGCCGCCGTGTCCGCAGTGGCCACCCTGCGCACCGCCGATCAGGACTGCCGTGATTGCAGTCACATTCTCCGGCACTTGCCACTCGCCGGAGCCGGTGAGAACAACCCGCTCGTCAAAATACTCCGCAGATTCCGGCTGTGCCGGGGTGAAGCCCACCAGCGCCTCCATGCTGCTTTTAAGCGTCGCGCTCATGGTGGTGTCCAGAGACTGGATACACGCGGAAACCATTTTCTTGTCATACGGATGATATACGCTTACAACATGGCCCGGTTTCTCGTGCCCGCTTACAATGTCATTGGTGATAGTCTCGCGGCATCGGTAATAGTCCGCAAGGCGCTTCGCCACGGCGTAGGAATTCACCAGAGATACCAGTGTGGCATCTGTAACTGATTTGATGTTTTCCACAGCGCCAGCCGTCACAGGCTGCGTGATTAGGCGGGTGTTGTGGATATACGCCTTGCCGGTCAGTGCGCCAGTGCCAGCGGAAATCTTGGCGTAGTTCGCGCCGCTTTCCAAGATTGTGAAGCCAGTCGCAGAGAGGGAGTGCATCGGCTCGGAGAATGTGATGATATCGCCATTCTGCGCCGTGCCGGAGAATAGCTCCTTTACTTCCGTTCCCGCAACGTATTGATGCTCCGTTACCGTCACAGCAGAAATGGGGTCGCTATACCCAACCTTTCCACCGCTCAAATACATTCTGTTACCTTGAATCACAGACGCCGTTCCATCCCACAGGGAATCAATGTGCAAAACGCCGTTTAGGTCGGTTGTCAAATATGCGCCAATTGCAAAAAGCACTTGCGCCAGGTTGTCCCTTGCGCTTTTGCCTTGCCCGTTTGTTTTCGGCTGGCAATACGGGAGCCAGCCGTATAGTTTAACGTTTGCAAAAACGCTCTTGACCACAACCGGAACCGCACCGCAAATATCGGAAATTACCTCAGAAACGGTTTGCCCTGTATAAATGCCGCCTTTATGCGGGATCGTTGCCAATAAACCGACCGCAGACCACGCTACAATTTTATATGCGGTTGCGCCCGTCCGCTCAATCGACCGTAAATAGTAAGTCTGCATTGATGCGTTAGAATCGTTTTCCCAGAAACGAATAGCGTCATTCTTCTGAAATGACATAATCGAAGGATCGTCGCATCGCACAACAACTGTCAGCGTATCGGCAGAAATACTCTCACAGCTTAATGACTGCTCTCGTGTGGGCGCAGCTTTTTCTGTTCGGGAAGAATCAAACATCCAATTTTTGTAGGTGATCTTCATATCATTTCTCCGTAAACGCAAGCACCATGCCCGTCCAATATTCTACAGCGTTCGTTCCGGTTCCTCTGTCAACGCCTTCTGGAGGATCGCACGTCATGTTTGCCGTGCGATATCCTCCGCTTTGGGTGTCGAAAAAATATACGCTCAGATTTCCACTGTACAGTTGCTCGAGTAACGTGTTCAGCTGTGTTTCCGTTAGAGGCATACACGTACAGGTAATAACTGCCTTGATTGCAAGCACATCTTCCGTAAAACTGCCGTCCAGCATATACCCCTCGTTTGGCCCTTTGATTTTTTTGTGTCCCACCTTGTAGCCGACCGGCGTAAAGTAGGATGTAAAATCAATACCGTTGATCTTGATCGTTTTACTCATGCGCCGCTCCTTAATGTCTCCGCTGCGTTGTACGGCACCATTTTTCGCGCCAATACCGCGCCGTCAAGTTCGGTTGTCAAATTGATTACAATACTTCCCACACCGCCGGTCGCCAATGCACCAACACCGGACGCAATAGAGTTGCCGATCGCCGCGACGCCGGATGCTCCAAAATCGACTGATGCCGTTCCAAAGTCCATGCCAGATGCAATGCTGCGCTTGATATTGCCGTATTCGTTATCCCAGCCCTCGCCCAAGCCAAGCACCATGTTTTCGCCGATCCCGGCGAAGACGCGGGACGGTGAGTGAATACCGAGAACGCCTTTTACGCCATCCACAATGCCGTCGAAAAAGCCCTTTACCATGCCTGTTAGCCAATCGCCCATTCTCTTGATGCCTTCCCAGATTCCTTTAACAAGGGCTATTCCGATTTCGATGGCGGCTTCGCCGATATAGCCTATGGACTGGATAAACGCGGATGCAAGGTTTTTGATAATCTCAGGGGCTGCATCCAAAAGCTTTGGCAGATTATCAATTAGGCCTTCTGCAAGCGCAACAATAAACATTGTGCTTGCTTCAATAAGGGCAACAAGTGTGTCTGGCTGAGTCAATATTTCCGCAATCTGTACCACGCAATCAACCAACTGCGGTGCAATTTCCGGCATGGCCGACGCGATGCCTTGTACCAGAGCAATTAGCATTTGCACTCCTGCGTCTAATAATTGCGGAATAACCGACAAAATTGCTCCCGTAATTTCAGGGGCTATATCCGCAAGTGCCGCAACAATTCCGGGAGCTGCGTCTACAACTCCCTGCACTAAAGCAGTGGCAGCACTCACAAGCGACGGCAAAACAGAGCTAACAAGCGATGGCAACTGCTCGGAAATAACCGGGGCAAGCCGTGTAATTAAATCCCCAAACCCGGTAAAAATCTTTTCAATGCGCGGAAGAATATTTTCGGCCGCTTTGCCGACCGAATAGGTGAAGTTTTCAATCAGCTGGTCAAGGTCTGCGTTATCGTCTGCAATTCCGGTTACAAGGTTTGACCAAGCGGATTTCATCATGTTAACGCTGCCTTCGAGAGTGCTTGCCGCTTCCTCCGCCGTTGTCCCGGTGATCCCCATTTGATCTTGGATCACATGGATTGCTTCAATCATCTTGTCGAAAGAAACGCTATTGACTGTGTCCGCTGTGACCTCGACGGTATCGCCCAACACCCCTGAATCGTTGATAAGCCGCGCCATTTCTGTCGCCGTGCCACCATAACCGAGTTTGAGGTTATCCAGCATGGTATAGTTTTGCTTTGCGAAACCTTGATAGGCGTTTTGGATCATTTCCATACTTGTGCCCATCTTGTTCGCGTTATCCGCCATGTCAATGACAGCCTGGTTTGCTACCTCCGCCGCCTTTTCTGTGTCACCGCCAAGCCCCTGCAACAGCGACGCCGAAAATGACGTAACTGTGTCCATATACTCATTAGCGGAAAGCCCTGCGGTTTCATACGCACGGTTCGCATATTCTATGACTTTATCGGCAGAGTTTTTGAACAGTGTCTCTACGCCTCCGACAAGCTGCTCGTATTCCGCGTATCCGTCAATGGATTTTTTTGTCAATATGGAGATGCCGGTTGCAGCTGCCGTTAAAGCAGCCGCACCAGCCTTCGCCGCCGTTGCAAGCCCGCCTTTCAGTTTGCTTGCCAACGCATCCGCTTTTTGTCCTGTCTCGGAAAACCCACTGTCCACGCCGCTGTCGTCCACAGTTACCTTGATAAACAGGTCCATTAAATTCATGCTTTCACCACCAATCCGCACCGCGCGACCACATCGGCGGTGATCTCTTCACATGTCCTGTTGTCCTGCTTCTTCGGCTCAATAATGTCCGCGTATCGCGCCTTGATGTAGTTCCCGCCCGCGTATCGTGCCGTGTTTTCGGCCACAATTCGCAGCGCGTCGGTCACATAGATGCGATATGCCTCGGTTTTCGCTCTCTCTTTGGCCCGCGCCACACAGTACCACAGGAAAGGCTTTACTTGTTTTCGCCCTCGGTATTCTCCTGCGCAGAGCCAGAGGATTTCCCGCTCTGCGCTGAGATAAAAAGTTCTCCAAACGCCTCATCCGTCAGAAGTTCTGTTGCGTCCCGCATCAGTTTTGCGAGATTCAGCGTCCCCTTGTAGGCTTCTGCGCTTACGCCTTCGATAGCAGAAAGGATATCGATGATATCCCCCTTATGCTGCTTGAGCAGTGCAGGGAGCGCTTTACGCGCCCGCTGCATTGCAAACTCCTTCACCGTCATTCCCTCGGGGATCTTTTCACGCCGAAACATGGCGGATGCCTTTTCGTCCTCTGCAATGTTGGCAATGGGGTCAATGATATCTGCGATAACATCAAACACCCGCTCGCCATGAATGTCGGAAAGTTTCATATCAGCCCTCCGCCGTACCGGCCTTAATGTAGATCTCAAAGGGGACCGTGTCCTGTGCTGCCATGGAGTAGTGGGCGGTATACTCAAATGTAAACTGCCCCTTTGCCTTGTCGCTGGTCTGCAGCTGGAAGCCGCCGGTGGACAGTGCATTCATCAGGTGAATGGCGATGAAGCCGCCATTTTTATCGCCGTTCTTGTCGGAGTAGTCGCCCACCAGCCAGATGTCGGCAAAGTCAGCGTCCGCCAGATCGTTCCGAGGCGTGACCTTTCCATCGCTGGTACCCACATCGGCAGCACCGCAAAGGCTCTTTGCGATCTTGGTGTCTGCGTTGATAAACGTACCCGTCATCTTCGCCTCCCAGGAATCCAGCCGTTTCAGCTCCTTCATGTTCTTGGGGCAGTTGTCAATGTCCTCGCCAAAGTCCGAATAGGTCGGCGTTGCGGTAAAATTCACGCCGCCGGTAGTCGCGCCGATCTGTCCCGCCTCTCCGATGGTTCCGGTGGCCGGGGTGAAATCGGTGGTCAGAATACCGGCGTTGATCTGTAATTTCTGAAATGCGTCGGAAGGGATTTTTGTAAATTTCATATCGTCGTCCTTTCATCAGTTTTGCGACAGGTATTCCACAGTGATGTTGAGATACCGCCGCTTGATGTTTTTATCGCTTTCGTCCGCGATGTTCTGGCACCACGGGGAGCCGCGCTTGATCCACATTGCCCCGTCGTCGTACGGCACCATGCAGCCGCCCATGCCGATGGCGTCAGAGATTTCCTGTGCCTTGGCGTTGGGAATTGCCTCGCTTTCCGTGTAATACCAGAGGTTTACCGTCAGAGCGATTCCCCCGCTCTCCCATGACCCGGTAATCAGTTCATAGGTCAGCCACGGGAACGTCGCGTCCTCCGGCACATTGGATGTTGGAAATGCCGGGAGGAATTGAGAAAACCACGCATGGAGCGCCTTATCCTTCGTCATTTTGGCAGCTCCTTTCGCTCCGCAGTGAAGAATTTCAGCGCCCGGATTGCCGGTCCGGCAGATTTCGGAGCCGCCTTCTCCTCCGGGTTAGACGTCACCCGGTAGGTCAGCCCCGTTTCCCCATCCCGGAAATAATCGTTGTACTCAATGGGCACGTCCCGGTTGACCAGTGCGGAATACACCGAGGTCACGCCCTCCTGTTCCGCCCTCCGGGCCTCCATGGATGTATCAAGCGCCTGATAGTTGAGAAATTCAGCACCGTCAACCCATTCCGTGATGTAGCCGCCAGCGCCGTCGCCCGTGCGTTTCTTTTCAATCAGCACGCACTTTTTCCCAAACGCATCCAACAGCATTACGGCTCCACCCCCTTGAGTTTCCTCCAGCCATTCAAGCGGCCCTTAAAAGCATCCTGCCAGCCCGTCACAGCGCTCGTGTCGGACTTTCCGCCACTCGCCTTGGTGTAACTGTACCCCCCGAAACTCTCGCTCGTGTAAGGGCTTAAAACGGCTTCACCGTTCTTTTCTTCCCACGCGGCAATGTCGATGGAAAGCGTCACAACCGCCTTCGGAACCGCCAGCGCCCACACCGTACCGATAAATGTTTCATCCGTCAGGTCAACCGCCGGATACAGGTGCAGGCCATCGTTGAACACGGAGCCGCAGATGCGGAAATATTGATTGGTTTGGAGAAAGGGCAGCGTAATGCTGCCATTCTCCACGGTGAACGTGCCCTCGTGAGTGTCCACGAGGAACCAGTTGTTCAAGTGCCGTAAGACCTGTTCAAGCATTACGCTGCCCCCCTATTTAGCCCGCACCGGCCACCGAAACGGTAGCCACGGCAATGCCGTCCAGATATTCAGCCCACAACTTCATGCCCATGATGGCGTACATATCGCCGGTGGCGCGGCTGTAATCGCCGTCGACGTGAACGCCGATCAGGTTTGTTTCGCCCTTCACGGTGTAGTTCAGGCCCAGCTTGGCAAAGTCGCTGTCGCTGGGGTCCACATAGTACAGGTCGATGTTTTCCACGGGCAGAGCAATCACCTTCTTGGAGGCAATGTACTTCTCGGGCAGCAGGAACAGGGTGCGGTAGCCCATGAAGTTCTCCACGTAGTTGATGCCGAACATCGTCTGCACGGTGATCTCCTTGTCGCCCAGGTAATCGTAAGCGTCGATGATGTTGGCAAAGCCCACCACCTCGGTCACGTCCTTGTCGAGACCGGCAAACTTGTCCAGCACCTTGCCCTTAGCCATAGCCAGAGCACGCTGCCACGTCTTCTCGGTCACCTTCAAAGTGCCGGTACCGAGGAAGGTATAGAAGTCGGTCAGGACCTTGTTCTGCAGGGCAACGAGGAAAGCCTCGTCGGTCTTCTCCACGGCAACGTCAGCGCCGTACTTTGCCACGCTCTCGATCGTCACGCTCTTGGCATACTTGGAAATGTCGATGTCGCCGTAGGCAACAGGCTCCACCTTCATTTTGGTGAAGGGGATCTCGTCACCCTCAGCCACAGTGCCGCCCTTGAGACCGCCGTCCACGCTGGCCTTGTAGGAAACCAGCTTCGTGCCGGGGGCCTTGCGGATGGGACGCATAATGCCCATGATGTTGCGCAGTGCGTCCCAGTTATCAGCGAAGCGGGACACGAAATCCACCTCACGGGCAGAAGTGGTAAACTGGGCAGAAGTTGTTACGTTAGTTTTCGCAGCCATAAATAGCTCCTTTCAAAAAATCAGTTGTTTTCGCTTGCCATCAGATCGGCAAGCGCTTTCTGGCGCTCCGCCGTAGACATCACATAGCGGCCCTTATCGTCCTTCTTATAGATGTCCTCGCGGGTCTTCGCGCCACCGGTGTTCGCCGGGGGATTGGCAGGATTCGCACCGTGCGTCTGCGTGGTGGAGACAAGCCCCTTGTAGGTGCCGTTTACGAGTGCATCAAGGCTCTTAGTGTCCTTGATCTTCTCGCCGTCCAGCTCCAATGCGGCCATTTCTTCGCCGCAGCCACGCATGGCAAGGTCCAAATTTGCGCCGGTGATGTTTTTGCTCTCAAAGTAAGCGCGCACGGCCTTTTCCTTTGCCGCCTTGCTTTCCTTTGCCGTGACGTCGGATTTGTAAGTTTCAAAGGCCGAGTGTTCCTTCTCGTACTTTTCCTTATAGCCGCCGTCACCCGCTGCCTTGAGGTCGTCCAATTCCTTCTGGACGCTGGGCAGCTTCTCCGCGTCCGCCTTGTACTTCGTGAGATCGTCCTTGAGGGGGTCAACCACGCCCAGATGCAGCGCAACCAAGCGATTTTCGATCTCTTCGGTGCAAGCTTCGCCGAGAATATTTCTAATTTCCGCTCTCGTAAATTTCGCCATGTTATTCGTTCTCCTTTTCCTTGGCCCCAATTCTTCGGGGGCGAACGTTGTATAAAAACCGCTGTACCTCGCGGGTTTTACCTAAAACAAAAGAGCCAACCACCGAGAAAAACTCGGTAGCTGGCTCCTATTGCCCTTTTCCGCGCCCTATTACGCGGAAGTTGAATATTTGATTGTCTTTTTTACCTCTAACACGATATACCCGTCGCCCTTGCGCCGGATCTCCGCGTCATTGCCGCGCCGTATAATGGCCTCGATGGCCTTGATGGTCTCGTTATCCATTTTTTAGCTCGCTTTCCAAAATGTCCCGATACTGTGCGGCATGATCGGCGGCAGCAGGTTTCAGAAACGGCTGCGGTTTATTACCGTGGATCATGTGCCAGTTGCCTACGGGTTGAATAAATCATCTATGCTGATAAACTCATGCAATTTGTATCGAGAATGTATCTTTATAGGGTCGAGTTGGAATATCTCACACCACTCCGTAAGGGTCTTTGTAGCGTTCCCGATTTTGATATTGACGTTTGTACTCCGGTTATTGCACTGTTCTTTAACCGTGGACCACCGGCAATTATCAGGGCAATAGTCACCATCGTTGTCAATGCGGTCAATGGTCAAATCATCCTGATATCCGTGGGACATGGCCCAATCATGGAACGCAATAAAATCAGAACGCCATTCCTCGCATACCTTTATGCCACGTCCGCCGTATCTGTCGTATCGTGCATCATGTTCATTATAACACCTTGCTTTCATGTTTTGCCAGATGTTGTAAATCCTTGTTCCCCCAACCTTAAATCCGGTCTCTGCAAACTTCCTGCGCCCATCGCCCAAGATAAGGTTTTTCTTATCCTGTTCCTTTTTCAAGCAACCACAAGAGCGAATTGCGCCGCATTGCAGGCTATCAGAACGAACAATTTTCACATTTCCACAGTCACACTGACAGACCCAATAGGTTTTTCGCGTTTCCGTTGGATGCAGACCGACTACAACCAATCTGCCAAATCTCTGCCCAGTTAAATCCTTGATGTTTTTGTTGTTTTTCATCGTTCCCACCTCGAATATATTGTACCATATTCGGGCAGAAAAGTCAACGTTTTAACTCAGATTCTATGATTTGTTTGTACTGGCTCAAATGGTCCGCTGCAGATGGCTTTAGGTATGGTTGGGCACGTTGCCCATGCGTAAGGTGAAATTGTCCCTTTGCATCTTGATATACCCAAGGATTCGGCCTGCCACCCGGATAATACTTTCCTGTGCCAAGTTCCGCTTGTGTATCACATAGGCCCCATACTCGCTGTTGGTGCCTATGTAAACCGCATCACCACCTTCGTCTACCACATGGGTAATGCTGTTGCGCAGATTGCCGGTGTCAACGGGGCACAGCTTTTTCGCATATCCCTCTGCCACCAGCCCGATCTTTTCAAGGCCCCGCAGCAGTGCCGCTTTGATCTCAGCAGAAACCTCCGCGCTGTGGTCTTGGATTTCAACGCTCATTTTCAAAACCCTCTTGACTATTTTACGGAAATTGCATATACTACCTATGAGGAAACTCATGTTTCCGTTTTATCGAGGTAATCCTCCGCCCGTTCTGGTGGGGGGTTGCCTCATTTTTTATATCGCCGCGCAAAAAGGACAGACCCGTTATGCAACGCAATTATATCTGCATTAAACGATTTGCTTCTTGTTGCTCTCGCATCCAATACATCAATTAGTTTTTGCTTATCAATCCCATCGGCGACATCAAAAATCACTCCGCCTTGGTTCCCGTGTATCTGCTTTATCGCTTTGCGCAGAGCGCTATCTGCGGCTTTTTCTGTGGAAATCGACTTTATTTCCCATTGCTTCCCTTTCCACAGCATGTCTGGCATTTTCATACCTGGCGTCTGCGATTCTTTCAGTAGCACGAACTTCCCGCCGAATTGATCTCTGAGTTGGTTTGCAATTTCGATTTCGGTCTTGTGCCCCTTTATGTGATATCCGTTTTCGTATCGTACCTTACCCATGCGGGGATTAGCAGAATCTATGTATTTCTTCGTAACATCCTTTTCAGATTTTTCGCTACCCATGTGATATGTGGATAACTGTCTGCCACTGTATCCCTGCTTCGATGCTTCCCACTGTGCGTATGTCATGTCGGATATAAGCCCGTCGCGTGTTCTCCGCAGGCCGTATGATGTATCTACGCCATCCACGACTGAAAGCACCGTACAGCGGCAGTTATACACGAGGTAGCCGGGTGCGGAAGTATCGCCGGGAAACATGATCTCGTTACCATCGACTTTAAACGGCTTGTCAATGTCCACCGTCTGGCCGTCTAA